TTCCACGCAGGGCCTCGATACGGGCCTCTGCCTCTTTCTTTGCCTGCTCTGCCTTGAAGGCCTGGTAAGCGGCAAACTCTTCAGCGGTCATCTCAACCTGCTGCTTTGCGTTTTCATTCTTATCCATTTGATTGATGTTTAAAATAGTTTATCAATGCAAGTTAAAGACTCAATCATATTGTCCACTCTTTTCTCCAGTCCCATTGCAGTAATCATTGCCGATTGGGTCCTTTCCCGGAAATACTGTTTCTGATATTTCCTCATTTTCGATACAGTCTCAATGAAATCATGTATCTCTTCCTGCGAAATAATCATTTTTTCAACAATTCTTGCCTTACGCTTTTCCGGCGGAGCATTGCCCGGATCTTGCGCATAGCGTTCTCCTTGTTCAAGGCCTGGACATATAGGCAGAGGGCACCGGCTTCCACTTTATTGTTTTTGTTGAGCCTTCCGTCAGTGGTGAGCTCAATTTCTTTCTTCATTGGCGCCTGGCGCAGCTCTCCGGTAGTCAGGTCATACTGGAAGAGGATAAGGCCGGGAATACGCCTTTCTGAGCCAATAAAGCGGTATTCTTTCCGCTGCTCATCCACAAGCTCCTGAGCGGCCGTGCGTGACAGTTCCGGAACAATCTGGTTCATAGCTGAATGAAGGCGGGTTTGACGGCGCATAGGGAATAACCACGGCGGCGGAGTTCGTCTGCCAGGATCTTGTCAGGGATGGCCGATAGCACAACCTTCAAGTCAAATGGCACAAGGGCCTCCTGCTGGGCTTCTGCTCCACCTTCAGGCTTTCCCTGGACCGGCTGCTCTGCCGGGGAAACGACCGCGGGACGGCCTTCCTGGTTGCGCGGTTTGCGGCCGCGGCGCCTGGGCTCCGGCTTTTGGACACTCAGAACCTCCTCTGCTGTCAAGCAGGTGACCTCCGTAGACTCAACCAGCTTTGCCAGCTCCACCGCAGGGGCCTCGTCCTCCGGGACGGCCTGACAGTGACTGTTGATGTAGTAAACCATCCCTTCCCCATCTTTGATGTAGGAATGGACGCGGATGGGCTTCCCATCCTTGTCATGGAACGTCGTTTCAACGCCAGACTCTAACTTTTCTTTGTTCATCTCTTTACGTTTTTTAGTGTTTGTTTATGTCTTCAAATATATCGTCTACCGTTTCCGTGAGATTTATGTATTTCACGGCATATTCCACAGGATCCTTCCCCTTTTTGGATGCAGACCGGAAAACATCATAAACCCAGCAGCTGTGCAATGCCGCGTGCAGCAGCTCAATTTCCAGTTCTGAAAGTTCCAGAACGTATGTTTTAGCACTACCCATATCAATGAACTTCAAGATACTACTATCGGGCGGCCGGAAAACCAGGAATGGACCGTGACGGCATCGGCCGCGCTGTCTCCGGTCTTTTCATTTAAAGACTTGAGTCCTCCCTTTTTCTCGATTGCTTCCAGCTTACGGACAAGCTGCTGCAGCTCCGGCACCTTCAGCTCATAGAAGGGCTTCCCGGCAATCTTCTTGGAAGAGACAAAAGAATTGATACCGTCCCAGTTGTCAATGGTATTGATGCCCAGGCGGCCGATACGAAGCAGGGCGGAGCTGCGCCAGCGCTTGAGCTCTGCCTGAGATGGGGCCGATGCCTCCTCCAGGGCGCCGATCATCTGCATATACTCCCCGCCGGTCATCTCCGTCAGGTGAGTGGTGCGGCCGTCAGTGAACTGCAGAACAAGCTCATCCTTATCAAGGCGGGGGTGCTTCTTGAGAAGCGCGTAAAACTGTTTGTAGTCTCGTTTCATATCCTGTCCGTTTTTTCTATCTGTTCAATGTCATACTTGTCACGTAGTCCCTCAGGGAAAAGCGCCTTGAAGGCTCCGTCTGGAGTGTCGTAGATCTCTCCGTCCTTTGTTGAGTGAGATTCAACCAGACCATGACGCTTTATGAGCTCCAGCGCCTTATGGCGGTCAACCAGCCTGGATGTTATCTGCAGATCTCCCCAGCTGTTACGCCCGTATGTATGCACGCTCCACTCAAAGCAGAAAGTGCCGGAGATCTTCTCCTTAGTCCTTGAACGTATCACTATTGTAGCCATAACTACCCCTTTAATTTATATAGACAAGGTTCTTTTGCTGGCCGAATACATTCACCGTTATAAAACCAATAGCAGCGGTCAACAAACTTCTTTTCCTCTGTTCCTACGCCTTTCTTGCATCCCTTTAAGGGCTTGCATTCACTTTTCGCCATACATTATTCCTTTTTACGTCCATCCCAGTAGCGCTGCGCTCCTTCCGGCCAGGTGACAAATTCCTTTGTCTCACCCATATATCGGCCCTTTGAGAAAACCGTGTGCCCTTCCACCCAAAGCTTCAGATCTGCGTCGTACATCATACCTGCGGCGGCACGTCCCAGGGGGCGCTTGCCGTCGGCCTGGGAGACCAGTACCAGCAGCTTGCTGCGGAAACGTTCACGCAGCGTCTTAAACTGCCTGGAGCCCAGGCCAATCGCCTGCACGGAGTCGATGATGACGAATTCCGGGCTTTTAGGCTTGGACAGGCGCTCAATAAGGCTCTCCACCGTCTCCTGGTCAACCACCTGGAAAGAGGCTCCGCACTCCTGCATACCAAAGCGGCGCAGGGTGTTCTGGAAGCTCAGGCTGTAGCCTTCCTCCTTTGACACGTAAAGCACCTTTCCGGCCGATGAGAGCATCTTTGCAAAAGCCATCACGGCAGAGCTCTTGCCGTTGCCGCTGTTGCCCCAGATGAAGACTATGCCGTGACGCGCAATCTCTTCGCCAAGGCATCCCTGCCAATCGGGGGACACCTCAAGCGTCTTATTGCGCACCGCCAGCGCCTGCACTGCTGAAATGGACCGTTTCATGCTACTGTATGCTTTCCCTCTTTAGCCCTAATTCACGGTTGACTGACTGCTTCACTCTCCGGAGGTCATTGCCATAGGCCTTGACATCGGCCTTTACGCGGCCGATAGCGGCAGAATCCTGCAGATTGTTAGCAAGACATATCTGCTCAATCTCCGCGGCGCTTACGGGCGTTAAATCCACGTAGCGGCGGCAGATGCGGCTCTCTATCTCATCGTAGCCCTTCTTGTCACGCAGCACACCGTTGGTGATACGCTTCTTGATAGCCGACGTGGAGAGGAAGACAATCCCGCTGCGGTCCTCCAGGGCATTGTATATGGAGATGAAATAGTACATCACGCTGTCAGCCAGCTTGTCTGCCTCATCAAATATCAGAAGCGGTTTCTCCAGTGTTACCAGGTGACGCAGTATTTCACTGAAAGCAGCCCTGATGCTCATGCCGTTGGTCCTGACACCAACCTGCCCGGCCAACTCGTGCACAAAGTCAGAGCGGGTCATATCCGGAGCACAGGTGAGGCGGAATACATTCTTGTGCAGCGCAGCAAAGCTGGATGCTGCCGTACTCTTGCCGATACCGGCAGGAGCGGCTACCCACATCACGCAGCTCTGCTGCTGGCAATAGTTCAGGTAAAGTGTCATATCCTGATAGGCGCGTGTGCAGAAGAGCTGCCAGCCTTCGTTTTTCACAAGCTGGGACTCCAGGCGCTTCCACATGTCATCAGAGATGTAGTTCCACTTTCCGTTGAGAATGTTGGAAATGGTTGCAGTGCTGATATTTTTCAGCGAGGCCGCAGCCATGTTGTTGGACGGATAACGCTGGCAGTACTTGGCCAGTCTGTTCCGGATGTCAGTTTTTTTGCTCTCTTCCATATAAAAATCGTTTTTTGTGTGTTTAACCTGTCAAAGGAGGCGTAGATTATTATACTCTGTCTTTATACGTTCACAGGCTTTGTTATAGTATTCTTCGTTCAGCTCAAAGCCAATGAAGTGACGCTTTTCCAGAATGCAGGCCACTGCCGTTGTACCCCCCCCAATACAGTTATCAAGAATGATATCCCCTTCGTTGGAATAGGAGCGGACCAACCACCGAATTAAATCAACAGGCTTCTGGGTAGGATGAAAGTGATTTCCCGGCTTTCCAAATAGTGAACCATTCCAATTTGACACGGTAATAATTGTTCCTGGATATCTGCTTCCGTCTTCAACGTATCTGTATAATTCTGCTTTTTCTTTTGAGACGCATCCGACAAAATTTCCACTTGTCACACAAAAATCAGAATTCTTACGTACTCTATCAGTTCTTTTTTTTGAGTCATAAGCCTTTTGCGGATTATACGTCGGCTGTTTTCTATAGAAAACAAGTATATTTTCATGAGACTTCATCGGTCGTTTTTTTGCGTCATAAAAATTCGTCTTCGTAACTTTATCCCAAATTATCTCATACTTGAACATCTTACGGTTGCTGCAGATAAGGTCCGTAGTGAACGGTTGTGAACTGAACAGGATAATGGCAGCATTCTCTTTCGTAATACGTTTATATTGTTCCCACAGCGGTTCAAAAGGAATAATCTTGTCCCACTCCAGTTGTGTGGTACCATACGGCAAATCACAGATGATGCAGTCTATACTGCCATCCGGGATGCGCTTCATTCCATCAAGGCAATCCTCGTTGTAGATTTTATCAAGTTCCATATCTTATATTCTGCTTAATGCCTTCGCTTCATCATACTGGGTGCGCAGGCTGTCTGCCTTCTCCTGCTTACCCAGGCTGTCCGGATAGACCTCCGCCGGCGCCGGCTCCTGGGCCTGCGCTTTCTCCATGAGGCGTTCGTAGGTCTTGCGCGTCTCATTGAAGGCCGCAAGGCCGGGGTCTACAAGGCCGTGCTGATCAGGTGCCATTCCCTCCTCGCGCAGAAGCTCGTAATTATCCATAGAGCGCTGGATCCTGTCAATCTTGTTACGCTCATCCTGCTGGCGTATGAACTGACGCTCTTCCTCCGTCTGGTCCTGGAGTGCACGGTGAATCTTCATGTAGGGCTTGGCCTCTGCTACGAAGCGGTCTCCGTATTGGTCCCTGGTAAGCAGACGGACGGTGGAGAGGTCGTGAGGGTCATAGGACACGTAAAACTCACGGCCGGTATTATCCCTGCGCCAGAGCAGATCCGGATTGCCCTCCCCGTCGAAAACCTCATATTGAAGCTTCTCTCCGGCTACGGTGAACTGGATGCCATAAGCGGTGAACTTGGAAGGCTTTGCCGTCGTCACCCAGAAGAGGTCCCGG